AAGGTTTTGTTTCGTGGGGTCACCATTCCACAATCAAACAAGTTGTAAAGTCTGGAATGTTTTATCCTATCTTTGTGACAGGTTTGTCTGGTAACGGTAAAACTCTTATGATTGAACAAGTTCACGCAGAACTTAAAAAAGAGTTAATCAGAGTTAACATCACAATCGAAACTGACGAAGATGATTTACTTGGGGGTTTCAGATTGGTAAATGGTGAAACAAAGTTTGTACCAGGCCCAGTCATTGAGGCAATGCAAAGAGGTTGTACTCTTTTACTTGATGAGTGTGATTTAGGTTCAAACAAGTTGATGTGTTTACAGCCTGTTCTTGAGGGTAAAGGTGTTTATCTTAAAAAAGTAAATAAGTGGGTTACTCCTAAGAATGGTTTCAATGTGATGGCCACTGCAAATACTAAGGGTAAAGGTTCAGACGACGGAAGATTTATTGGAACTAACGTGCTCAACGAAGCATTCCTCGAAAGATTCCCAGTAACCTTAGATCAGGAGTATCCTTCTCCTTCAATTGAAACTAAGATTCTTAAGAAATCTGGTCTAGAAGACGATGACTTCTGTAAGAGATTAGTTGATTGGGCAGACATCATTCGTAAGACATTCTATGATGGTGGTATTGATGAACTAATCAGTACAAGACGTTTAGTACACATAGCAAATGCTTTTAATATCTTTAAGGATAAAGCAAAAGCAATCCAAGTATGTGTTAACCGTTTCGATGATGAGACAAAGCAATCATTCATGGAACTCTATGATAAGGTTGATGCTGATGTAAACTTTGGTGATGATGAAGAACCATCAAACCAAGAATTACTTGATAAAATAAATTCATGACAATTTGGAAAAACTACATTGCTGCTCTTGAAGAGACATTCCCTGACCTAAAGGTTGGGGAACAATGGGCAGAGTGGGAAGGAAAAGATGCCCACCTTATTGCTAACCTTCGTTATGGTAAGAACTTTATCAAAGCAAGGGAAGCACATATAACAGATCCTAGATCTGACATCTACAACACTATACTGTATCCTAAAACAGGTGCAGACCTTCCTTGTTTTGGAATGGATCTAATGAAGTTTAGTGAGAAGAAAGTCATTCTAGTGTTTGACTTCCAACATCCAAGAGAAAAGTATCTATTCTCAGTTGATGGTCTTCCAAAAGATGATGGTAAGTATAGGTTCTTTGAGATGGGTAATCACTTCTCAGAAAACATATTCGTAAGGTATTGTAAACCTGATGAGGTTGATGAACATCTACCAATGTTTAAACAATACTTGACAGAATACAAAAAGATGGTAGAATTAAATGATCCACAAGGAGAAGACACTACGGTGTATGCTGACTTTGACAAATACATGACCGAACTTGATCCTGTTAGAGGTTATTTAAAAGGTAAGTTTGGAGAAGAGAAGTCAGAATCCTTTGTAAATGATTTTCTATTTACCTATGGTTAATGCATGGAGTTTAGCATATGACGTTCTTAAAGGAACACTTGATGAGGAGTATCCTATAGTGACTAATCATCAGTTTAAATATCATGAGGAAGAGATCCTCAAAGATATAGAAGAATACATTTCTTCTACTTACAATGGGCACTACACAGGAACTCAACATGAGTTTCGTAAAGTCCAAACAATAGACCTCATGGCATCTAGAGATCTTGCACCACATTTCTGCCAAGCAAACATACTAAAATATGGTAGTAGATATGGAAGCAAGAATGGTAAAGATAAGAAGGACTTGCTAAAAGTCATTCATTATGCTATGCTACTATTACACTTTGACAACCACTATGGACAACCATCCATGACTAGTGGTAATATTGATCACACTATGCCTTAATTATGCAACTATCTGAAAGGACTTTTGAACTCCTTAAAAACTTCTCTAACATTAATAACATGATATATGTTAAAGAAGGTTCTACATTAAAAACTATTTCAGTTACTCAAAACATTTTTGCTAGGGCGAATGTTCCTGAGGATTTTACTATGCCCTTTGCAATCTATGATCTACACGAACTTCTTGTGGGTCTTAGTGTTTGGAATCAACCTGATCTTGAATTTGCTAACAGTTCTTATTTGACTATTAGTTCAGGTCGTTCAAAAGTAAAATACTTTTTGTCTGACCCTGCTGTTGTGCAACCACATCCACCTGAAAATATTGGGTCTTTAGATTACAAATTTTCATTTAATTTAGATCAAACTGATTTTGAGAATTTAAAAAAATTAGCAGGTATTTACAACCTTCCTGATCTATGTGTAGAAACTGACAGTAATGGTGAAGTTTCTTTAGTTATTAAAGACAAAGAAAACGATACTTCTAATACTGTTGTTCATGCAGTTGGACATTCAGACACACCATTTTCTTTTCAATTTAAAGTTGAAAACCTTAAGATGATTTCTACTTCTTATCATGTAAAACTGTCTACTAAGGCAGCACATTTTGTAGATAAAGATTTAGAATATTTTATTGCATTAGAACCTGATTCTTTCTTTGGTTAATATGAATAATCGTGATGAATTTCTTTGGGTAGAAAAGTATCGCCCAAAGAAAATTGATGAATGTATTCTTCCTGAGAGTACAAAAGAAACTTTTAAAAATTTTGTGAAGACAGGACAGATTTCTAATCTACTTCTTCATGGAACTGCTGGCATTGGTAAAACCACTGTTGCTAGAGCACTTTGCCATGAACTTGGTGTAAGTTATATTGTTATCAATGGTTCTGATGAAGGACGTTATCTTGATACAGTAAGGAATAAGTGTAAGAATTTTGCTTCTACCGTATCACTTTCTAGTGATTCACAACATAAAATAATTATTGTTGATGAAGCAGACAATACAACTCATGACGTGCAACTTGCTTTACGTGCAAACATTGAAGCGTTTAGTAATAATTGTAGGTTTATTTTTACTTGTAATTTTAAAAATAAAATTATTGAACCTCTTCATTCTAGATGTTCTGTTGTTGACTTTGGCATTCCAGGAGGAGAGAAACCAAACTTAGCAAAATTATTTTTTGATCGTCTTAAATTTATACTTGATAATGAAGGTATAGAATATGATGAAAAAGTTCTTCCTCAATTAATTCTTAAATTTTTTCCTGACTGGCGTCGTACACTTAATGAGTGTCAACGTTATGCAGTTGGTGGTAAAATAGATAGTGGCATTCTTGCTAGTTTATCTGATATTAAGTTTGAACAACTTGTAGATGCACTGAAAAATAAACAGTTTAATACGGTTAAGAAATGGGTTACCAATAACATGGATAATGAACCCTCTCATATATTTCGTTCCATATACGATAACCTTTCTTCAAAACTTGAAGCAAGAACTATTCCTCAAGCAGTGTTAATTATTGCTAACTATCAATACAAATCTGCATTTGTTGCTGATCAAGAAATTAATTTACTTGCTGCTCTTACTGAAATTATGGTGGAGTGTCAATTCAAATGACTAACAAATTTATGAGAAAACGTGAAAAGATTAGAGCACAAATGAAGTCCAGATTTTATTACTGGTTCTGGGGTGCTATGGCAGGTGCTGTTGTAGGTGGACAACTCTATGTTGGTACATCTTATCGTGCTATGTCAAGATCAATGAACAGATGGTTTGAAGAAACTATTGAGATTATACAAATGCCACAAAGAAAAAGAACTGCACCTGATGGATACTATATGCCTGTTCCAACCCCAGAAGATTATGGGATGACAATAATACAATGAAACTGACACAAGAAGTGATTGACCAGATACAAGAAGCAATGCTTCACACCAAAAAGAATGGTGATGTAAACTGGCAAGATGGTGATGAGATTGATGTCTGCCTTGCAGGGACATTTGCAGCAGATAGATTTATTGTAATTCATAATAGAACAAAGAGTAGTACATCTAAGCACAACTTTATTAAATGAAAAAGTACAAAACTCCTTTGAGATACCCTGGTGGAAAATCTAGGGCAATTAAGTTTTTGGATAAACATATTCCTAGGAGATTTGAGAAGTATGTTGAACCATTCCTTGGTGGTGGTTCTATGGCACTCCACATCACTCAAGAAAGACCTAGGACATATATTTGGGTCAATGATCTTTATTACCCCGTATACGCCTTCTGGAAGACCTTACAGCAGGACGGTGAACGTCTTACTTATGAACTAAGAGAACTTAAAACTGAACTTGGTGAGAGTATTGAGGCACATAAAGAAGCATTTGATAATGCAAAGAAACAATTAGATGCTGGTGATGTGTACTCAACAGCGTTCAATTTTTATATTTTAAATAAATGTTCTTTTAGTGGATTGTCTGCTACTTCTTCTTTTAGTAAGATGGCATCATATCAAAATTTTACACTTAGAGGAATTGATAAACTACCTGCAATTTCTGAAATCATTCAATTTTGGAAAATTACTAATCATGATTATGGTGAATTTTTATATGGAGATGATGCTTTTTTATTTCTAGATCCTCCTTATGATATTAAGACATCGTTGTATGGTAGTAATGGTAATATGCATAAAGGATTTGATCATGAGTTGTTTGCAGCACAATGTTGTAACTCAGAACAAAAGTGTATGATTACATATAATTCAGATCTTTATGTTAAAGAAAGGTTTCCTAAATGGAAACAGAAAGATTGGGAACTCACTTACACAATGAGATCCACTGGTAATTACAATAAAAACCAAAAGAAACGCAAAGAACTTCTTCTTTTAAATTATTAATGAATAAATTTAGTCACAGTTTGACGGACTATCTTAAGTCCATTAACGAAAATAAAATTAATTTGATGGATACTGAAGATCCAGGATGGGAGAAAAATTACCCTTCCTGGATTATTAATAAGTGCCTGTCTGGTTTTATTGATACGGTTATGTTTGCTAATGAAATGAACACTTATCATGATATTAGTAATCGTATGCAGTATGATTTTTACATAAATACTGTTAGGAAGAGGAAGAGATTCTCTCCCTGGGAAAAGAAAGAGAAACTTGATAATCTTGATGCTGTCAAAGAGTATTATAATTATAGTACTGAGAAAGCACAAGCAGTTTTGAAAATTCTAAATAGTAAACAAATTGATTATATTAAATCTAAATTAAACCGTGGAGGTAAAACGTAATGACTCAGGTTGCTGAGGTTCAGTGGACTCGTGAGAGTATGGTAGAGGTAACTTTATCTCAACCAGATGACTTTCTTAAGGTAAGAGAAACTCTTTCTAGAATTGGAGTAGCATCTAGGAAAGAAAAGAAATTATACCAATCCTGTCATATTCTACATAAACAGGGAAAATATTACATTGTACATTTCAAAGAATTATTTGCTCTTGATGGCAAATCCGCAAATCTAACATTAAATGATGTTCAACGCCGTAACAGAATTACTCAACTTCTTTCTGATTGGGGACTTATTTCTATTGTTAACACTAGCAGTGTTCTTGATATCGCTCCTCTTAATCAAATTAAAGTCCTTGCTTACAAAGAAAAAGGTGAATGGCAATTAGAATCTAAGTATAACATCGGTAAAAAGAAAACTACTACATCAACTCTTCCTGAAATTCCAGTTTTAGATTTATAAATAAAGATACATAACATCTTTATTCATGACTTTCAATAAAAAACCAGTAGAAAAAGAATATGATGACGAAGATAAAAGTGAAGTTCTGGGTAACTTAGTAAAAGTAATTGTACTTATATGGTCAGCATCTCTGCTCACATTTAGTTACGTACGACTCCCTAATGGTCAAAAGATTTTAGATTTCGATCCAACTTTCATAGCAAGTGTGTTCAGTGGATCACTAGCTGCTTTCGGTTTGTCCCCTGCTAGGAACGGCGGTGCTAAGAAAGCACCACCCATAGGTAAAAAGGAAGAAGAAAATGCAAAAATTAATTAACGGAATCGCCATCCTAAGTGGCGTAGTATCATTGACAGTAGTAGGTAGTGGTATATTCATCTATCTACAAAAAGACGCTATCATTGATAAAGTAAAAGATAGTATCAAAGAACAAGTATTAGGTGGTGTAACAGATGCTCTCCCAAGTGCTATGCCAGAGATGCCTAAATTAACTGGAGGTATAGTTCCTCCATCTTTCTAAATGGAAATTCCAGTTATATCTTCTCCCAATATTACTATTAGGGAGATTGAAATACCAAAAGTAGTAACAGAATATAATACTAGAACTGTATTACCTCCACCAGTTGTAGTAAATATTGGTTTGCCTATTGTTAATATTCCTGGATGTGTTGAAGCACACGAAACTAATAATCCTAAAAACAATAAAATTAAAGAAGAAGATCCTTCTGGAACTTACACACTGTGTGATGCTGGAGTTCCCAGTTATAATCCTATTAATTATAACCCAGAGGAGATGACCATTAATCGTCCAGCACCTGTACCTAATACTGAAGTACCAGAACCACCAGAAGTAGAAGCACCTGAAATACCAAAAGATCTTAAACAATCACAATGCCCTACAGAAGTACAAAAGTTAACACAACCTATTGGCACTCTTGTAGAAAGTGGAACTAAAAAAATTACTGAATATAGGTTGGTAGGAAAAGAATGTATACCAATTACTGAAGAGATTACTATTACAGATCAAATTATTAAAGGAATACCATCTGCAAATCAAGTTACAACAACTACATCAATTGCTGTTGTGGCAACCGCTGCTGCTGCAGCAACTCCCTTATTATTAAGAGTTGTAAAACCTGTAATTAAACAACTATCAAAAAAGATTCAAAAGTTAATAGGTAAAAAAGAAGAAAAACCTTCCCGTGCAGAAATTCAAGCAAATGAATATCGTGCAAAGAAAGGTTTACCACCTTTAAAAGGAAAGAAATGATATTAAAACTAACACCTAATACCCATCCCATATTACATGAGAAGATTCAAAAGTGTAGTTATAATTTAGATCGTGTTAAAATATCTAAAATTCTTAAAGAAAATATGATTCATCACAAGGGAGTTGGATTGTCTGCAAATCAAATAGGTATTAATGAAAGAGTATTTGTGATGATAAGAGATTTAGAATACAATGAAATTTTAACTTGTTTCAATCCCAGAATTGTAAAACAATCTTCTAAAACATGTGTTATGGAAGAAGGATGTTTATCTTATCCAGATGAATTTATTGAGGTTGAAAGATCAGAATCGATTGTAGTTAAGTATGAAGATAAAGATAAAGTTGACCATAAAATAAAACTAGATGGATTTGCTGCCAGAGTATTTTTACATGAGTATGATCATATGCAAGGAATTAATTTTACTGATTACCGATTTATTTGAATAGTTTTTAAATCTTTTGCATTTTTACTAGGTATTGTATGTTTATGTTCTTTTACATGTGTTACATTATGTACTACGACATCTGAACATACCTTATAGTAAGGTGATTTTGGATGGAATGTAATGCCCTCTTTGAGCAAATTTCCACAATTTTTTAATCTTCCAATCTCAAAATCTAATCTTTTGTTGGCAGTTAATTGCTTCATCATTTCGATGTTAGCATTTGCTGCCTGTTTGCATTGTTCTTGTAATTCTTTATCTAATGGTCTAGACCATGTGGCACTAAAACCTATAGACAAATTAGTATTGTTTTTTTGTCCTGTACGAGTAGGCATGAAGTAGAGTATATCACCAGGATTGTCTAATAAACCATCCTCATCTAAATCTGACATGTCGTACACGGGATCCATATACATATCCTCAAACGGATGCTGTTGTGAAAGCGATCCTGTTACATATGGAGTAACGTTGACGGTAGGTCCCTGGCACTGTATACCATTCCCATAAGTATTAGTTATGTATGGTCCTTGAAGCACCTGGATTGCCTGATTAGTCACGCTACCACTGGAGTTTGCTATGGGCGATGCGGTTGCACTTACACCCCCGACAGTTTCCGCCAGAGTGACAGGGACACTCGCAATGTTTGATAGACATACGATTATTGGGAGAAAATACTTGTTGTATCTGTTACGCTTTGAATTTCTGTTGTTCTTTGGATTATTGTATGATTTTGCAATCCAGCTCCAGAATAGGTCTCCGTAAATTGAAACGCTTCTCCTGGATTTGTTTGAACGAATGATGGTCTTTCGGTCACATTGGTCCATGTTGATGTCACTCCGTCTATAGTTACATTATTTGTTCCCGTACCTGGGGATAGATCTCCGTCTGCAGTTATTCCCGAACCCGTTACTGAATATTGATACCCTGTGGAATAATCCATAGAATTTATTGTCTCAGTTACAGTCGTACTTGTCTCAGTATGAGACGACATACTACCTTGGGTAAAATTAGGGACCACAGGCACTGCTATGACTGGGTTTATGCTACTCATAGTGATGACTAAGAGGAATATTTTATGTGTATTCCTCATGGTATTAGTCGATCACGGTAATTTCGCTAACGAACTGTCCAACTGCACTGGTACCAGCACCACCAGCAGTTACTGTTAAAATTCCTGCTGAAGTTACAGTACCTGCCAAGTCACCTGCTGAACCTGCTGCATAAGAGGTCTGGTCTGAGAGTGCTGAGACAGCACCGACTGTTGGAGCAGATGTTAATACTGCATCCGCTTGATTGTAACTTTGAGAAAAATCGAACGCTGCACCTGCTGTGTCTTGAGTTGCTGCAATGGTTCCTGGAGAATATACACCTGAGGTGATTGTTCCTGCACTCACAGTGCCAGCAGTCGTACCATCAGTGGTATCGATATTGCTACCAGAAATTGAGAAACTTGAACCAATTCTTGAAGCATCGGTCCTTGCTGCATCTACTGTTAGTTGAACAGATGATGAATGTTTAGAAATAATACCGCCAGCATTTGCTGCAGTTGTCGTCATCAATAACATACCAAAAACTATTAAACCTTTTTTCATTTGTGAAATTGAATATTCAACGCTATTTTATTTAGGTATAAATATACGTGAGATCTTTCGTGCGGTCTCTACTAAAGTCGGAACACCTTATGTAGTGGTACGGTTTATACCAAACCACTATTTTTTTGTGCATATAAATATTGATGTCGCCTTCGGGGACACAATTTACACTCGCTTACTAAGGAGAACTATGACTAACGTTCAGAGATATAGTGCTGCCGATCTTCCAGAATTGATGGATAAGATCACAAGAAACAGCATTGGATGGGATGATTACTTCCAACAATTTTGGAATACAAACACAAACGCTAACTATCCACCATATAATATTGTTCATGTAAACAACGTTGAATCCAGATTAGAGATTGCACTTGCAGGATTCAAAAAGAAAGAAGTTAAAGTTTACACAGAATATGGAAAGATATTCGTAGAAGGAACTAAGGAAAAGAAAGAAGAAGAAACTTATAGTCACAAAGGGCTAGCACAAAGATCATTCTCAAGGCAGTGGTCACTATCTGATGATGTCGAAGTTAAAGATGTAAATTTTGCAGACGGACTTCTTACAATCACATTAGGTAAGATTGTTCCAGAACATCATGCTAAAAAAGTATACCTTTAATGGTTAAAGGGTACGATTTATTTGGAGATCATGGGATAAACCTACCTACCCCTCATGGTAGTGGTAAAGAACCCATGTATGGAAGCATGGGTAAGTCATGTAAACCAGATCCAAATCGCAAGAGAGAATA